TCGTAGTGCGTCGTGGAGAGTTCACCGTAACCATCGAGCCACGTTACGTCCCCGATTTCTCTACACGCCTTCGCAAACTAGATGGTTCTCCATCCACCATATACGACCAGCCAAAAGCCAATCCCCTCGATCAAGCGGCCAAACGCCTTCTCGACGATCCAGCGGAAGAAGTGACATATACGGCAGAGCAGCTACGGATGTTGCGGGAAGTCGAAGAACTGCAACGTAGTAAGAAAGGGGGCACCAAAGCCTAAGCCCCCGGCCACGCCCACAGTTTCCCGCCAATCGACGGGAAACTGCTTGACAATCACCCCCAATCGTGTATAATGTGTGCGGTGCGGCAAGGCGGGACCACCCTGGTCCCGCGCCGCACCAGGGAACCCCACCCCATGAACCCCACCATCTCTATCGAAGGCCAGGATTTTGTCCTTGCTATCCCTGGATCGCATACGATCCGCATTCCCCTTGGCGAACCAGCAAAGCTGGTCGCCATCCTGCAGGCCCGACGCAACGGATCGCTGCGTATCGCCGAACCCGGCTCGCCAACCCAGTGGCAAGTGGACCGGGCCACCGAGCGCGCGGCCCAGGAAATCTTTCTTTCCGACCGGCGCGCCACCGCCCTCTCCGAACTTGGCCTCTAAGGAACCCAGTCATGAACCACCCCCTCGACGAAGAAATCGCCTCCCTCATCGCGCAACTACTACCATTGTTGCGCGAGCGGGGCATCCGCCACACATCCCTTTTCTCGGATGTGCCAACTCGTGTATATATGAGCCACGGTCCCTATAACAGGGAAACTCAGGCGCAGGGCAACACCGTCGCGGAATGCTTTGAAGCCCTGGATGCGGCCATTGACGACAAGCGCCTCCTCGAGACCCTCTACTAGGCGCCCAACGGGCGCACCACAGAGAAGCGGACCCTACCAATGACCTACACACTCACTATACCCTCTATCGACGACATTCCTACCGCTTTCGCGGACCATCTCCAAAATATGGCCGACATCGAGCTCGCATACGTCGAGCGTACTACCGGGAAGTGCAACAAAGAGAAGCAACACGCACGCGGCATCGCGCTGCAACTCGCGGCGCAGCATTTCCGTCACTTCAAAATCATTGTGGCGCCATGAGCGCCCCGCGCCTCACCCGCCCCGACCTATCCCAGCTAATCCACCTCGTCCACGAGAAGGTCGCGCGCTTCAAGCCCCACTCCAATGAGTCCGCCGAGATGTTCGAATTTCGCATCAAGAACTGGCGAGATCTCCTGCAAAAGTTGCAGGTGATCTTTGAGGAGGAAGGACGATGAAGCCCCCTTGGTGCGACGCGACCGAGGAAGAAATCGCGGAGTTTTGGGCCGGGTACGAGGAATGGCTCGACGCACAGGCCGACGCTTGGGACGAGGAGACGGACCGATGATCCAGGGAAGGTACAATCGCACGGCGCCTCTTCCGCTGCGCCAAATCTCGTGTGCCCGCTGCCAGGCGACCGTCACTACCCGCTCGTCCTTGCGGAAATACTGTGATGAGTGCATCCGGCTCATCAAGATCGAGGCAGCCACCAAGAGGCGGCGAAGGAGGAACGGCCATGCAGTTTGACAACCACGTCTCCTGGGGAAGCAAACGCCCCCAGGGCCGCTTCTCTCAATGGTGTGAGTGGCACGGCATCGAGCCGTGGAACGACATCAAGGGCTTGATGATCGCTCTGGCAATCATCGCCCTCCTCTCTATAGCACAAGGGAGTCTTTTCCTTAGAGGTACATGATGATCCCTTTCCACGAAACCCCGGAGGGCCGCGCCGCGCTGTCCCGTGCCCACAGCGCCGAGCTGGTGGGCGTCCTTCGCCTCACCACCGGCAACTTCGCTCTCTACAATCACGCAAAGCACCTCCAGCGCATTGCGGCCCCGGAAGAGATGGCCGCAATCCTCGCTAATTGGCCCCCATTCCCACCGCTCGCCCGTCCCAAGGTGGACCTGAGCGAACTAGGAATCCTCTGATGGATATCGAAGACCAAATGGAGCTATCGGCCCTTCTCGGAATCCCAATGGCGGACCTCCTCAGCAAAACAGAGGATTTCCTCGAGAAGGTCCACGCGCTCGTTCGCAGGGAAACCGACGGCCCGCGCCTCGCCCTCATCCTGATGGCCACGGCCTACCTCTATCACGTTCGATTGGCCGTACCGCAGGGTACTGACCTTCTCGAAGAGGCCAATAAGGCTATTTGGGTTGCAACTGAACTACTCACGCAAGCACTAACACAGGAGACTCCGGTATGACAAAGCAAGACCGCCAAGATCTGCAAAGCCTCATCAACGACGCTCAAAATGAGATCGACAAGGTGGTATCGACGGTGCAAGAGATGATCGACGACACCGATGATGACGAAGAGAGGGAGGCGCTTATGGGCCTCCTCGACGAATTGGACACCCAGCTGCCCTCGGTCGGCGACTATTTCCCTGAGGACAAAAAGCCATGACTCCCACGCCGGAACAGCTAGAGATCATCGCCGCGGCCAAAGGGACGAGCGACAATTTGCTAGTCAATGCCCTTGCCGGGGCTGCTAAGACAACTACGCTCGAGATGGTATGCCGTCAGATCACGTCGATCCCCATCCTCTCCCTCGCTTTCAACAAGCGGATCGCAGATGAGATGGCAAAGCGCCTGCCCCCGCACGTTGAGGCGCGCACCATGAATGCACTCGGGCATCGCGTGTGGATGAAAGCAATCGGCAAGCGCGTCAGTATCGACACAAAAAAGATGCACACCATCCTAACTACTCTCATTCGAGGCCTCCCGAAAGGGAGGCAGGAGGAAGCATGGGAAGATATGTCAGACACGCTTGGCTGGCTCCGCGCGGCCAAGAGGGACGGCTTCGTGCCAGACAAGTGGCGCGGATCATCGCGTTTCAACGCCGGTTCCCTTCAGGAATGGCTCGTGCCGTATCCGGAGGAGCCGACGAGCTTGCAGTGCGATCTAATAGAGGGGGCGCTGTGCGCCTCGATAGAGGCGGCGTACGCGGGAGGCCTCGACTTCGATGACCAAATCTACATGCCTGTCTGCTTCGGCGCCTCGTGGCCCCGATTTCCCCTGGTACTCATAGACGAATTTCAGGATCTCAATGCCCTCCAGCATGAGATGCTGGCTAACCTTGCCACCAATCGACTTATTGGGGTTGGCGATCCCTGGCAAAGCATCTACGGTTTTCGCGGCGCGAAACAGAATGGAATGGCGGCGGCGCGTGAACGCTGGGGAATGCGAGAACTCACTCTTTCGACCACCTTCCGCGTACCGCGTCTTGGGGTAGAGAGGGCATGGTTTCGAGTACCACATATGCGGTGGAGAGACGGTGCTCCTGATGGCCACATCGCAAGCCTGGAATCATGGGCCGAAAATGATGTTCCAGACGGAGCGGCAATTATCTGCCGCAATAACGCGCCTCTTTTCAAAGCAGGGCTACGACTTCTCGCTCGAGGACGGCATATAAAACTGATAGGAATGGACATCGGCGCCGGCCTCTTGCGTATCCTCAAAAAGTTGGGGCCGCTCGAGATGCCCGACGCCCAAATGGGCACGGCGATCGAGCGTTGGCAAAGCGAGGCGCTGCGGACGGCCAAGAGCGAGGAGACGGTCTACGAGCGCGCCGAGTGCCTGCGGGTGCTTTGCACTCCACAGCACGACAACTGGACTCTTCGCGCCGCCATCGCGCGCGCCGAGGGTCTCTTCAAACAGGAGGGGCCGATCCAGCTCATGTCTGGGCACAAGGCCAAAGGCTTGGAGTATGAGACGGTGTTCCACCTCGATCCCTGGCGCGTGCCCTCAAGGTTCGCGCGCGAGGGCACCGAGGAGTTCGAGCAAGAACTCAACGTCCGGTACGTCATCGAGACACGCTTCAAAGAGAACCTTTTCTTGATCGACACAGAGGGATGGACATGAGAGTAGTACGCAACCTATCACATCTCGATCGTGATACCGGGTACCGCTGGACCGATGCCGATCCGATCGTTGAGTTCCTGCGCAACGACATTACCGATAGCGGGTGGTCCACTGCGTACCTTGCCGAGCGGGCCGGTGTGTCGCCATCTACTGTGCGCAACATCCAGAACGGCAAGACCCGCCATCCCTACAATAGCACAGTGGAAACCCTTCTCAGCGCGTTGGGATGGGGGAGGCCCATTCGCCGCATCGCCCAAGATTAAATGCGAACAGTAGTTGCGATTAGGCTTGACACACATACCCGCATAGACTATCTTACATGGGACCAATCACGGTCCCCATAGAGGAGAACAAACGTGGCACAGCTTACCATTAAAGGTCAGATCTTCGACATCGCTGACGATCCTTCCATCTCTGTCGGCGTCCCCCTAACCGAAGGAATGGCGGCATCCCTCCAACAGACACGCCGTGAGAACATTCGCAACAACATGGCGAAGAAGGTCGAAGAGGCCCTGAACGGCTCCGAGGAGCTGCCGCAGGACAAGTTCGCCCAACTTCAGGCACTGATCCAGGAGTATGCGGACAAATACGAGTTCGGCGTCCGGCAGGCTGGTGCTCCTCGCGTCACTGACCCGGTTGAGAAGGAGGCCCGGCGCGATGTCTCCGAGGCCATCAAGGCCGCTTACTTCCGCCGCCACGGGGAGAAGCTCAAGGGTGAGTCCCTCAACGAGGCGGTCGAGCAGGTATTGGCAAGCCCGAAGGGCGACACTTATCGGGAACGGGCGCGCGAGCGCATCCGGGAACGGGAAGCGGCTGGCGAGGATGTCCTCTCGGCGACGGGTCTTGCCGCGTAGAAGCGGCCCCAGAATGTGTAAAGTGGACCCCCTCACGGGGGTCTACCTGCTCCCGACGGCCCCATGAATCGGGGCCGTCCTCTCAAGGGCACCACAGCCCCGTCAATCTTGGCGGAACTGGTTGCCCTTTGGACGCGCGCTGCAGCTTCGCCACTCGGAATAGTGATCGAGTCCCAGCGACCAAACGCCCTCGCCCAGCACCTCTACGCGGCCCGCCGGGAAGTCGGAGGTTTCCACGACCTCCGCGTGGTCGAAGACGCCGACAAGGTTTGGATCGTACCGAGATGAAAGACTTTAGGAGCAACGCTTTTAGGGCTCGGCGCGTCGAAAGAAGTAGACTTCGCCAGGCCGCACTAGCGCGCGCCGATCCAGTTGGCTGGACCATCCACACTCCCTATCACTGGTCACGCCAACTCGACGACAAACGCCTCGATTACTGGCCCAGCGCCCACAAATGGCAATTTGAGGGCAGGGTAATGACCGGCAACGTCCTCGAATTTATCAACCGAAGGGAACCCAAAGCATGATGAAAAGCCCCGAGAAGCTCACACGGCACCAGATCCTCCTCTTTGAGGGGGATTTCGACAAGCTCTCCGACATCTACCGGCGGCGCCGAGCCACAGAGGTCATCCGCACCCTCGTCCGCGAACATCTCCGACGGGTCGATAGCCGCTATCGGGAGCGCCTCGCCACACAGCCCCGCCTTGATCCCATCACCCTTGAGGAAATCGAAGTATGAGCGACCCACAGAAAGAAGAAACCCTCACGGAACTCTTCGCGCGCGACCCCTTCTCCTACTCAAAGCAGGACATCGACCGCCTCATCACCTACTACCGGGACGCCCGCCGTACCTTCACCCTAACCGGGAAGGGCGTCAAGGAGAAGCAGGTCGTTGACCTTAAAGACTTGGGGATATTGTGATGGAAGAAGCGCTCAAACTGTTAAGCCTCTATCGACTATCGCTAACCACAGAACAAAAGGAGGCCGTGCAAGTACACTTCGAGAGGCTCTGCATTGCATATCCAGAGAAACGGCATCATAAAGGAGGTTACACTGATATGTGGCTTACCGCCATCGAGGACGTAATTAGTGGAGAAAGCCCATGGATGTGACCAAAGTTGAAAGCCAATTCCTGCCCGACGGGCGGCAATGGGCGTGGAATCACTCATCCTTGGAGCCGGCGAAGGCCTGCCCACGCAAATACTACTATATGGTGATTGAGGGATGGCGCCCCAAATCCTCCTCCGACGACATGATCTTCGGGTCGCACTACGCTAAAGCACTCGAAATCTACCATCGACAGCGGGCGGATGATATATCTCACAAGGAGGCACTGGGTAATGTAGTCGAGCTTACACTTATGTACACGCACGGATGGAACAGCGAGCACAACGCCAAGACCCGCGAGACCCTGATTAGATCAATCGTGTGGTACCTGGATACTTACGAGAACGATCCGTGCGAGACGGTCACGCTCGCCAACGGCCAGCCAGCGGTTGAGCTATCCTTTCGCTTTCAGCTTGACGCGGACATCATGCTTTGCGGCCATCTCGATCGCATCGTCTCCTACGGCAATGACTACTATGTTCAGGACCAAAAAACTACGGGCGCAACGCTCGGCGGCTACTACTTCCGACGCTACAACCCCAACGACCAAATGTCTCTCTATACTATCGCGGCGGAGGTGGTATGGCATCAGCCCGTCAAGGGCGTCATGATCGACGCAGCCCAGATCGCGGTCGGGTTCACTCGGTTCGAGCGCGGCTTCACCTTCCGTACCCCCGAGCAGAGCAATAAGTGGCTCCGCGACGCAAAGTATTGGATCGAGCGCACTTGGGAGGCCGCGGCCGAAGGCTGGCCCCTCAACGACGCGGCGTGCATGATGTACGGGGGCTGTCCATTCCGCGAAGTGTGCTCCAAAGACCCCTCCGTACAACCCCAATACCTAGAGACGCTCTTCGAGAAGAGGCCCGACAACCCGTTATCGCGATGAGAGGATGCGCATAGTCGGCGAGTCCCATCATTTTGGAGAAATAGGATGCCATCAGCGGCGGACCATAAATCCTCAACCTTCGTCAAAATGCTCTACATTGGCGACTCGGGGACCGGCAAAACTACCAGCCTTGCTTCCCTTGTAGAGGCCGGTTATTACCTGCGCGTCCTCGATTTCGACAACCTTCTCGATCCCCTGATCCAGATGGTCCGGCGCTCGAGCCCTGCGTGGCTCGACACCATCCAATACATGACCTTCAGGGATAAGTTCCGCACCACTCCCAACGGCCCGATCATCGACGGAGTGCCCACAGCATACATCGGCTCGATGAAGGCGATAGATTTGTGGGAGGATGGCTCCATCCCATCACATTGGGGCGCGAAGCACATCCTGGTGATCGACTCACTCACCACGATGGCCCGCTCCGCTTATTGGTGGGCTAAGGGACTGATGGGAGCGGCTACGTTCGCGGAGGGCGTGCCGATCCGGGGTGTCCGCCCCGAGCAGTTCTACCACACCGCACAACAAGCCCTGATGAATACCGTCGCCTACGTCACCGCTGAGTCATTCGAGGCCAACGTGATAGTGATCGCTCACGTTAAGTACATGGAGCGGGACGGCCAGACCAAGGGGTTTCCGGTAGCAGTCGGCAACGCCATCTCTCCGGAGATACCCAGCTACTTCCCCTCCGTCGCCCTCGCCACCAAGAGCGGGACACGGCGGTTGATCCGCACCCGCTCGACCTCGATGATCGACCTCAAAAACCCCCGGTCATTCGACATGGCAGATGAGTTCGATATGGAAGATGGCCTCGCCAAGTTCTTCAAAGCGGCGCTCTCCTGATGTACGCTGTGCGGTACGAAGAGGGCCGCGTCAGGGTATTCCACGACTACATTGCCGCCGTCAGGTTCTTCTCGGCGCAGCCCCGCTCCTACTTCCAAATTCAGCTGTGGATACTACGTACGGGGGGTTGGGGAAGCCTCGCTTGCATTCCAGCATTGTAGATGAAAGGAGAATGTACAGCCTACACCAAAAACTGCTTGCAAAATCACCGAAATTAGTGTATGATACCAGTCCTCACACAGGGAAAGAACACAAACCATGCCAAACCTACACGAAATGATCGAACAGGAAGCTAAAACGAACCTCGAAGACATCAAGGAAGTGCCGCCGATCCCGGTCGGCTCCTACCTGGCCCAGATCGTAGGGAACTACGAGAACGTCACTTCCACTCGTAAGCAGACGGCAGGCATCCAATTCACGGTGCGGCTGATCTCCGCGATGGAGGACGTAGATCGTGGCGCTCTCACCGAATACCTCGATGCGAGCAACCAGACCCTCCACGATGTGACTATCCGCCACACCATCTGGGAGTCGCCCTACGCGATGTCAACGCTCAAGACATTCCTCCTTAACACGTTGGGGCTCTCCGGGCCACTTAAGGAGTCGCTCTCTCGGGTGCCGGGACAACAGTTGATCGCCTCGATCACGCACCGCCCGATGCAATCCGATGACGGGACGATGCGCCTGATGGCACAGATCGGATCAACCGCTCGCGCCACCTAAAGGGAGGGGGAGGGCGAAAGCCCTCCTACCGTCGCAATGAAAGGATCTATTCTTTATGTTATGTCCCGACACTGGAATGGTTATGTTCAGTGTCGAATAGGTGAAACTAATAATCTTGCGAGGCGTGCCATAACGGAAAATGCCGATAGTGCCTGGGAACTTATGCGCGGCGGTAAGGTGGAGATAAGAATACTTGAAAGTATTTTGTCGGCTAGGTTTGGACTCCCACAAGAGGTTTGGACAGGACCAACTGAGTTTACTCAACTCGTACTTGATGCTATATGGGGTCAGATAGAAGATAATTGGAGTAATGGTAGAGAAGCTATAATGCGTATAGGTAGTGATCCTCTACATAAACCTTCTTGGGAAAACAACTGGAGAGGAAACACACTCGATAGGTTAGCAACAAACAACGCATTGAGATGGATAAAGCATTGTGATGATAACAGTTGTAAACAACGAAAGAGATGCAAGCTGTGGAATGATGGCACCTTAGAAGGGTGCAAGGTTCCACGCGATCTGGTTGCTACAGGAATGTTCTCATGACATCAGGCATCTTCCACTCCGTAGCTATAGACAGTATAACTGTCATTGAAGAGCTTAGGCAGCGCAAGAAGAAATCTCCCGATCATATACCAAACCTTGCTCAGTCCATCCAGACACATGGACTCATTCATCCAATAGTTATAACTCGTGACCATATTTTGGTAGCAGGTGAGTCTCGTTTAACAGCAGTAAGAGACCATCTCGGTTGGACTAACATTCCAGTACAATATCAAGATGAAGTTGAGGAGTGGGTACTATGTGGAATAGAGCTTGAAGAAAATATAGGCCGGGTAGATCTGGATTGGAAAGATAAAACTAGAGCCATAGCTAGGTATCATGCACTGAGGAAGGCTGCTGATCCTACCTGGAACCAAACCAAGACAGCCGCAGCCATAACTCTATCTAAAGCGACTGTTACGGAGCATCTTCAGGTAGCAGCTAACTTGAGTAACCCGACGATAGCAAGTGCTACTACCTTTGATACTGCACGCAACACAGCAAAGAGGATAGAAGAGCTTGCATTCCAAGACACTATGCACACAATTCGCGACGCGAACTATGCGCATCAGTCACCCATCCAAATAGCCGATTTCCATGATTGGGCACCAGTATACAACGGTCCTAAGTTTACCATTATACACTGTGACTTTCCTTATGGCATCAATGCAGACGATCATCAAGGCCAAAATTCTCAGCTTCATGCGGAGTACGACGACGATCCAGACATTTATTGGGAACTCCTTGGCACTTTGACGCTTTACCTAGACCGCTTTTGTGCAGACCATGCCCATCTATTCTTCTGGTTCTCCCCGAAATACCATCACCAAACATGGGAAGCTCTTCAACAATTGGAGGGCTTCAAGTTCGACCCTTATCCGCTGGTCTGGTTAAGAGGTGAGAATAGTGGAATCGCTCCAGACACTGCGCGCCGCCCACGAAGAATTTATGAAACAGCGTTCTTTGGATGGCGAGGGGACCGAAAGATTATCCATACTAAAGCAAACGCATTCACAGCCCCACCAGACAGAACGCGACACCCCCACGAGAAGTCCGTCGTTGCCCTCCAACACTTCTTTGAGATGTGTGTAGATGGAAACACCCGCCTCTTCGACCCTACCTGTGGAAGCGGCTCCGCCCTCCGAGCTGCCCGTGCCCTCGGAGCCCGCGACGTCCTCGGCCTCGAGTCCAACCCCGAATACGCAGACGCTGCACGACGCGCCCTTGACTCCTGATCGCGTCGTCGTCCGGTGTGGCGAACAAATAGAGGTCATCACCTACACGCAAGAGGGCTTCAGTATGGTAGCCGTCGAGCCGCGCCGCGCCATCCAGCTTGCCAACGCCCTCATCCGTTACGCTCTTGAGAAGACCGAGCCGTGACCGTACGCATGGTCCTCTTGGGCGAGGCATGGGGGGCTAACGAGGCCGAGGCCCGCGCCCCTTTTGTCGGGGCCAGCGGTGCCCAACTAATCAAACTTCTGGCGGAAGCGGGCATCGTACCCAACGGGCGTGACCTCTCTGCCGCTCTTTGGACCCGCAACTACCGCCGCCGCGACGCCCTCCTTGCCGAACAGGGCATTCGCCTCACCAACGTCTTCAACTTCCAGCCCCCAGCTAACCGCATCGACGCGCTCTGCGGCCCTCGACATGACGGGCTTCCGCCCATTCGAGCGGGCAAGTACCTTCGAGCCGAGTTCTACCCGGAGCTCGATCGGCTTCGCGCCGAGCTGGCTGAGTGGCAGCCGAACATCCTGGTCGGCCTTGGAGCCACCGCTCTGTGGTTCGCTACCGGCGCAGGCCAGATCACGCGCAAGCGTGGCACCATCAGTGACACACCATACGGCAAATTCCTCGCCACATTTCATCCGGCCTACCTGCTGCGCGGCGCAGCGAACATGCGCCCCATCGTCGTTGCTGACCTAACGAAAGCTCAGCGTGCATCCGCAACACCGGAAGTGTCTCGACCGGAGCGCACGATCTACATCCCTGAGAACCTCGACGACCTCGCCGATGCCTTCCGACAGATCGAACGGTCACGGCTCTTGGCCGTGGACATCGAGACGGCTAAGGGACAGATCACCTGCATCGGTTTCGCATGGGAGCCAGGACAAGCCCTCGTCATACCGGTTTGGGACAACACTCAGCCCAACAATTCCTATTGGAGTGAAGTGGATGAGCCTCTCGTGTGGGAATGGGTTCGACGAATTTGTGGACTGCCAGTGCCTAAAGTCTTTCAAAACGGACTTTATGACCTCCACTATATCTGGCGAGGATACGGTATTACAGTCGCGAATTGCCTTCATGATACAATGCTACTCCATCACGCCCTCCAACCTGAAGTGCAGAAGAGCCTTGGATTTCTTGGCTCGCTTTACAGCGACGAACCAGCATGGAAACAGATGCGACACCGTACCACCCTGAAGAGGGAAGATGTATGACCGACTTCCGCCGCGTAATCATCGAGTCTCCTTTCCGCGCTCCCTCCCGTCGCTTAGCCCGGCAGAACATCAGTTATTCCCTCGCATCCATGCGGGACTCGATAAATCGCGGCGAAGCCCCCTTCCTATCGCACCGTCTGTATCCCGGTGCTCTCGACGACAACATCCTCATCGAGCGGCTCCTTGGCATCGACCTGGGTTATGCATGGTGGCCAGCTGCCGAGGCCATCTGTTTCTATTGCGACCTTGGCTGGTCATCGGGAATGCTCGACGCCAAAATGCGTGCCAAAACACAGGGCAAGAAAATAGAGGAGCGTTACCTTGCGAAAGATCGCCACCAGGACCATTGATCCAGAGCGGTTATCACACAACGACGCCCTCTGGGTCTATAACGGGCTCGATTGCTGCATAACGCACGAGGTTCTGGGCGCCCTTTTGCCCCAAGTAACCTCGGTTACGGGGGCAACCTACCGTTTCAGCCGCGACCTGCAAGGCCCGATCCTCGAGATGAATACCCGCGGCCTCCGTGTCGATCTGTGGCGGCGCGACGAGGTACTAGCTGACTATCGTACCAAGATGGTGTTGCTGGAGCAACAACTAGACGGCATCGTGCGCGACGGGATAGGCTTCGCAGAGTGGCGTGCCACTTCATCGTGGCGGTCCAACAAGGATATGTGCTCCCTCCTATACGATAAGCTGGGGCTTCCGATACAGTGGAAGCGGGGCGGCACCGGCGAGCGCTCTCGCACCGCGGACCGCGACGCCCTCGAGGCCCTCGAATGCTACATGCTGGCCGAGCCAATCATCCGACATGTCTTCGCCCTGCGGGACTTGGGGAAGAAGGTATCCTTTCTTCAGACAGCGGTCGATCCCGATGGTCGTCTTCGTACCTCCTTCAACATCGCCGGCACCACAACAGGCCGCCTTGCATCGTCCTATTCGGATTTCGGCACCGGAACCAACCTTCAGAACGTTGAGAACCTCCTTCGCTCCGTCTTCGTGGCCGATCCCGGTATGAAATTCTGTAACATCGACCTAGAGCAGGGGGACTCCCGTGGTGTCGGCGCGATCCATTGGCAGCTCTTCCGTGACAGCCGCTACCTCGATGCTTGTGAAAGCGGCGATTTGCATACTCATGTGGCGCGGGGAGCCTTCCGTCACCTCCCTTGGAGTGGTGATGCTGCCGCCGACCGTGCATTGGCAGGTGGTAATTTCTACCGTTCCTTCTCGTACCGTGATGCGGCGAAGCGTTTGGGACATGGCACCAATTACCAGGGACAAGCCGATAAGATGTCTCGAGCCACCCACATCCCGCTGACCCACATCAAGACCTTCCAGACTAATTACCTCGAACAGTTTCCCGCCTTTCCACTGTGGTGGCGATGGGTCCAAGAGGCCCTGCGCGATACCCGCCAGATCACCACGCTCTTGGGTCGGCAACGCCACTTCCTCGGTGACTGGCGCGACGCTGAAACGATCCGCCAGGCTGTCGCTTACGAACCCCAATCAATCACAGCGGACACAATCGACCGCGGCCTGCTTGCGCTTTGGCGGGCCAACCGCGTCCAACTCCTGCTTCAGGTCCACGATTCGGTGCTCTTCCAATTTCCCGAGCGAGACGAGGCCGAAGTGGTGCCATGGGCTATCGCCCAGATCGAACAAACCATCCCGCTCCGCGGGAACCGCGCCTTCGTGATTCCCGGAGACGCGAAGGTAGGATGGAATTGGTCTGACTCTTCATCGGACCAAGATGCGCTCCACAAGTGGAGCGACCAGACGCGCCCGCAGCGACGCACACGCAATCCCTCTTTTCCCTGATGGAGCCGCGCCGTGGCTGCTGCAACCAATATAGCTCCCTTCTTAATGCCAGATCGCCAACTCGCATCGTGGATGGCAGGGTTCCTTGAGTACACGGAGGGCATCCAATCTCCCCTAATACACCGGCGGTGGTCAGCTATCGCTACGGTGGCCGGGGCTATGGAGCGCAAGGTGTGGTTGCGGTCCCAGGGCGAGAACATCTACCCAAACGTCTACGTCTTCCTCGTCGGCCCGCCAGGCACCGGGAAGACCCGCGCCCTCATGGCTTGCTGGCGTCTCTGGAACACTCTTGAGGGCTACCATGTCGCCGAGATCTCCCTTACCAAAGCCGCACTGATCGACCGCCTCGCCGAGGCCAAGCGCCAAATCTATACGGGCGGCATCGAGGACTATAACAGCCTTCTGATCGCCGCGCCCGAGCTTGGAGCCCTCTTGCCGAGCTACGACAGCGACTTCATGAACACCTTAACACACCTCTACGACGGCCACCTTTACACCGAGCGCCGCCGCTCCTCCAGACAGGACTTCCAACCCATCCTCAACCCCAACGTCAACCTCGTAGCGTGTACCACGCCCGGCTTCCTGACCTCTGCAATGCCCGCGTCCGCGTGGAATGAGGGCTTCCTATCCCGCGTGTGCATTGCCTACTCCGGCGAAGTCGAGATCAAGGAGTTTGATCTTGCCGAGTCCAACCCTCGCCACGGCAACGCCCGCCTCCGCGACGCCCTGATCCATGACCTGCGCAAGATCAGCGAACGTTCTGGTAAGATCGGGTGGACTGAGCGTGCCATCGCTACCGCGGAGGATTACAACCGTCGCGAGTTCGACATCGTAACCGACCAGGGCATAGCCCTGTTGCCGAAGCCCACCCACCCCCGCCTTATGCACTACAACACCCGGCGTCCTGTTCACTTCCTCAAACTTTGCATGATCTGTGCTATCGACCGGGGCACAGAGCACATTGACCTGCCCGACGTTCTATCAGCAATCGACTTAATGATAGAGGTAGAAAAGGCCATGCCAGACGTATTCACCGCTATGTCATCCGGCGGCGATGCCCAGGTAATCACCGATTGTATCTATTGGGTAATGACTGAGAACATCCGGGCCAAGGATGAGGGGGTGCCAATGCACCTTGTTCACGAGTGGCTGTCGAGCCGCGCCCCCGCCACCCACGTTCAGCGCATCTTCGAGCTGATGGTTAAGGCCAAGATGATCCGGGTACTGGAGATCCCTGGCGGGTACGTTGTCAAGACAAAGCCTCAGGCGATTGCGTAGCCGTCCTGTGCATCTCCTGTCGCACCTTATTGAGCTGACTCTTCTCCATATCTTCGGCATCTATCAATGAGTTGCGCGCTCCCTCGATGGCGCGCAACAGCTCGTCAAGCTTTACATGGATCGCCATAGTGTCACGCGACTGTGTGGCCTGGATCAGGAACACCATCAGGAAGGTGACGATGGTAGTCCCAGTGTTGATGACGAGTTGCCAGGTGTCGCTGAACTCGAAGAGTGGGCCGGTCGTGGCCCAAATGAGGACGATCGCGAGGGCTACAAAGAACGCCCACTGACTCCCGACGGCGCGCTCGACCCGCCTTGCGAGGTCGTCGAACATCACTTGAGCAACTTCATCTCGTTCAGATACTTGCGGGCGGTCAGGTCGTGCTCTCCCTGCCCTAACGATCCCTGCACCACCATCTTACGGCCTATGTCTCGAGCTTTCTTAATCTGCTCCCCGATCATCTTTCGTTGAATACCCTCCGGGAAGTTAGAGAACTGCGGCGTCACCAGCACATCAAGAAACTTCTTGGCCAGTTGGCCTGATATCTGTGCGTACTCCAGGTACTGGTCATCGGTGAGGCCGATCCCATCTATCTTACGCTGCGGCGGCGCATTGTTCATCCCCAGACGGAACATCGCATTGTCCACCGGGTCGCCCTGGTTAGGTGGTCTCCACCGGATTTGGCCTACTCCCTGCCGAGGGATCGGCTGGCCCCAGCGATCAATCTTAGGAGGCAATGTCTCTCGGTAGTTAGGCACCTTCGCCAGCATCGCATCGAGCCATGTCCGCGTTTCCCGCTCGAATGGGTCCATAGCCACCGCGATTTGTCCAAAGAAGTTGGGAATCAGGGACGACACAGTACTTTCTATGTATGATTGCTGGGAGGTTTCTGGCGAGTAGATCGCTTCAATCATGTTGGAGAGGCCACGGATCGCCAACTTATCGAAGAGATTGCGCTGTATGGCGAGCGACAATCGCATCGCTGTCTCGTTCGAGTACTTCTCTTTCTCGTCGATGTCCATATCAGTGAAGTTTTGATGCCACAACCGCTGGGTCAGCTCCATGCCATCCGTTGCGAGCATCAAGATAGATGCCCAGGGCTCGAAGGCTTGATAAGAGAAGCTGCCCCACTTTGTATTCATTGCGTACGGCTGTATGCCAACGTTCCGTTGCGTCTCCCGCTCACCAGCATTGGTTGGCCCGCCATTGGTCAGGAAGCCCTCATAGAAAGCAAACGCTGCTCCCACGAGGACCATATTCCCAATGGCTTGTCGCGAAAAAGCCATGTTCTGAACCATCGGCCCCTGTGAACCATCCAACTTAAGTCGTTGTTCTCGCGACAGGACGCCAAGCAGGGAGCGCTCGGCAATAGCATATTTGAAGAGGTTAATCCCGGTTCGCACAACAGGGAAGATGAAAGACATCATCGGGTGGACGTTGACCGCTGCTTGCAAAGAGCGGCCGTACGGACCCAACTCGTTGGTAAAGGTTTGGTAGCGTTTGTGCTGGCGAACCACAGCCAACATGCTCTCGGTCGGGTTGTTGATGTAGGCGGTCTGGCGCGCAGCTACGTCGTCCTCGCCAATATATCCCTCGCGCTCAGCATCGCGTCGCGCTACCCGACCAGCCACTCGATGCAACATATCCATCTCGGCGATGCCCTTAAAGAACTCGTCACCCGTCGCCAGCAACTGGAAGCCTGGATAGCGAAGGGTGTGACCGCCGATAGGCAGCTGTGCTCCGATGTTTTCCCCGAACCAGGTTCCCTCGAGGAATGGGATAGGGAGGCGGTAGGTAGGGATCGCAGGTTCGTGTTCTATAGGCCGCACTTCCTCGGAGCGGAACGCATAACCCTCGTCGATGAGGGCGCGGCCAGCCCCAACCAATCCCTTTATTGCCCCTGCTTTCAGCGACATAACAGACGTTAACGCCTCTCCTCTATAAAAATCTTGGCCGCGCGCCAGTGAGATACCTCTAGCCACCGCCAGCTCCGGAACGTTCATGATCGCCGGCCCCAGATTACCGACAAGGTTGATTCCCTGCGTTACCATACCCGAGAACAGTCCAGATAACCATCCCTCCATAAAGCCGCGCCCGATTTTGGTGGCTATTCCTGAGGTATTCTGCATCAACTTGGCGGCTTGCGACCTATCCTGAACCCGGAGGCCAAGCGATGCCTCTCGTGCCAGTTCCTCCGGCGACATCTTAATCGTCTTTTGGAAGAACTCCAGCGCCTCATCCAGCGTTTTGAGGTGTTTCGCGAACTGCAACAGTCGGAACGCCTCACCCATATTCGAGGCGGTATGGACAATGGTGTCTGTGATGAGGCGGAACCGTTCCTTCTCTATAGCGTAATCAGCAATAGCTTGGACGATTTCAGGACTAGTCGCCTTCGCCTCGTCGCGGGACCAGCCTCTTCCGCCTGTCAACGTATCAACTCGTTGCTGTGCAGCACGCACTCGTTCTTGCTGCTTCGATGCAATCTCAATGGCAGCTAACACCTGTTTAGGGGTGAATACCGCTCCGATGGTATTTCCGTCGATGTCTCGTGGCGCATATCCGAACTCCCGAGACACATTCATCTTCTCGGTTTCGGTCAGCGGCCGCTTGGTGTCTGGCCCTGCCAGCGTTCGCACCGCTTCCGCAACATCTCCCTCATCCATTATGTTCTCGGGAATCGGTGCTCCGTCAGCGTCTACAAAGGTTCGAGGTTCTGGCTCTCCAACTGGCGTCGCCTTCGCCGCCTTACTTGTATCTCGGCTGACGCCGACCTCTGGAGCCCCCGCACCTTCTCCACCTCCTCCGGTGTCAGCCCCGGTTTCTTCAAATAATCCTGATAATACGTCATCTCGCGGAGGGCCGCGTCGAGCATCTCTTCGTCCGGCATCTATCTCTTCTCCCACTTCCGCCGCCGCCTGAGCGCGTTCACCCGCCATCCGATTGGCGGTCCCGATCGACTCATCCAGCCCAACCGTAGCCGCAGCCGCTTCATGTGCCTCTGCGAGGCCCTGGCGATCCGGTGCTATGATTGCCTCGCGTTCCTTGGACGCCAAGAGGCGACCGTAGACGCCACGCATCGCATCGCCCATCTGCGCCGCCCCAGGTATCCCCAGCGCAGACTGGTAGATGTCTGTAAGCCACGCCGAGAACTTCCTAAACACCCCGTCGAGACTCTTAGAGGGCGCCCGTCCTTCGAGTAAGTAGCGCTCGAAGCCCCGCGCGAACTTTTCCTGGAACGCCGAGTATGCCTTCTTGTACGCCTTATCAGACATGCCCTCCTTCTCGGGCATCTTATAGGCGTCTTTGACCGTCTCCCAATCCGCTTTCAGCGAGTCGGGGGCCTCCGGGTGCTCCACGAGGCCCTTCATGTCTTCGAGCCATCCGTGGGCCAGCTCGTGCGGCAGGGTGGAGGGATCGGCTCTCTGCGTCAAATCGATAATGTTCCGCATCCGACCTATGATGGTGCGGCCCTGGATAGTCGTGCCAATATCTGTTGGGCGGATACGTGGGGCCATCTTCTGGTACAGTTGTTCCGCTGTACCCAACTTGCCCTCGAACTTGTCCGCGAGGGTGCGATAGTATGCCTGGACCAGACGCCCGACGGCCTGCGCCTCTTCGGCAGGACGCCCTGCCACTTCAGCTTTCTTCGCCGCATCCACCGCAATGCTCGTTGTCCTTTGGTGAAAGATAGTTACCTCGCCATCCTTCACATCGAGCACGCTCAGCTTATGTCCATCCTCCGTAACCAGTCGATTGCCCTGCACTTCCTTGATCGGCACTTCCTGGCCGTTGACGAGGGCCGTGACCTCCTTGTTCTCGCCGAGCGCCTTCTCGACTTTGGAGGTCATCTCTTTGTTGGCGACTAGGGCTTCGCCAACGTCTGCGGGCTTGGGAGCTATTTTTTCGGGAGGCGTGGGGCGGCGGTACATATCCTGGACAAAGGCTTGCAGGTCCTCTGGGCTCTTGATCTTTCCCGCCTCGAACTCCGGCCGCGCCCGCACGAGGACTGGATCGCGCATTCCAGCATAAGTATCTTTTCCCTCCGTTAGTGCTTGGAATAGCCCTTTGTAGAGGTTTTCTGACATACCTCTCGCCATTCCGCCTAGATCTGCTAGGCCCTCAGCGACTGCGGGCGCAGGTACGCGCAGCGCTTCGGATACAGCTGGCAGTGATGGTGCTGTCTCGGTAGGGGCGGCACGTGCTTCTGGTGAGAACAAAGTCTCGGCGGGGGGCTCAGGCAGAGTGTAGGGATCGCGCGCTGGGATGTCAGGTGGCGGCGGTACGGTGACTTCAGGCGGTGGTGTAGTATCAACCGTGATACCCTCTGTCGGCGGTGCCCCTTCCTTCCCAATCTCACTGCCCCTCTTATACGCCTCCAGCACTTGCGGGAAGTGCTCGTCCATCCGATGCGCAATTTCCAGCTGTTCCTTGGACAGCTGGGTCATCTCACGCCGGATGCCGCGCATCAGGGCTTCCGCCTCGTCGGTCTTGCCCGCCGCACGCAGCTCCCGGACGTTCTCCGGCTCGTTCCGTGTAAGCTCGTTAAGCTCGTCGAGGCGACCGGCGATGAAGTCGCTTCGAGTCACGTCGGCCTCGTACCGCTGCATCACCTCCGGTGCTACGGCCCGCGCCGCCTCATGAATATCCCTCGGCGGCGGCGGCGGTTCCACCACTCCATTCTCAACATTCTCCTTCCACGCATCGAGCGGTGGCACGCCCTCAATAGCCCCAGCTTCAGCCGCCTTATCCACATTAAGGATGGCCCGCTCCGGCACCCCACGAGTCCACTCCTTGATCTGGGCCATGCGTGAGGGAATGCCACCGGGATATCCGGCCATATGCCCAGCCGGGAACGCCTCGATCATCCCGAACACGTCTCGCGGGATGCCCTTCTCAACAGCGACATCTCCTACCGCGTAGAGAATGCCCTGTGGGAGCCGCGCCACCGCGTCCAGCGCCGCCGGTATCCCATAAACACCAGTTCGTGCCGCGAACTGAGCGGCCTTACCGACGTTTGTCTCTGCATCCTTCAAGAACGGCTCGAGCCCCGCATCCTTTATATACTGTTGATCCTCCCCACTTAATCCAAGCCCTCCCTCATAAGCACGCAGGAAACCTTTACCCATCCTCCCCAGTTCGTCGAACTGCTGCGAGAACCAGTCCTTCATACCCACGACCGCACCTTTCGGCGGCGCCAGGAGGTCCTCGGTAGTCGGAACCGGCTTGAGCAGGTCTTCAGTGTAGATCGGTGGAGTTGGATCGCGGCCGTGGAGGGCGACACCAAGAGCACTCTGCGTTGGCGGGAGCGCGACGTTTTCGGGAAGCTCGGACATTAGCGTGCCGGAACTCCCTGTGGAGCAAATTGAGGCTTAGGTACCGAAAGGCCAAGTCCCTCGAGGATGGCTCTGGCCTTAGCTATTGCCTCAGGAGATGTGCGAGGCCCATACTTTCCGCTTTCAAATGCTTGCACTACTGCTGCCCTTGCCCTTTCCTGATCGACCGGATTTTCCAACTTGTAGGTCCGCTTCACTGCATCCAGTGTGCTAACATCTGGCCCGCCCTTCGCCGCAGTCGGCAGTGCCTGCTCGGGCATAAACTCAGCCATGAACTCCGGGCTTCCGATATACTCGCTGTTCCCTGGTTTCGGATCGAAGAGATCTTTAGTGCTCTTGCCCTCTGCTTTGCGTTCCGCAATAGCATCAGCGACCTTCTCGCGCCAGCCCATCTCCCTCTCCCCAGAGGTCATCTGGCCCTGATCTTGCGCCTGGATGTCCATGAATTGCTCCATCATTGGACCCATCGCAGCGTGAGGGCGCAACTGTCGCAGCACCATCGACTTCCATATCCGCTCCGTCTTGTCATGGACCTCTTTTTCCCTAGTGCCAGTTTTAGCTTCCCAACGCTTTTCAAGGAACGTCAAGTTCTGCTCTGTTATCTGTCCGTTAATGAAGGCTTGATTTACTGGGTCCATACTGGTGAGTCTATCTGTTTCTTTATCGTCCATTCGGCGGTAGAGATCGGCAGTGGTTGCTTTAGCGATGTGCGCAGGTGGGTCCGGCCTCAGTGCCCTTCCGATGAACCCGATAGTCGTTTCAGCATTCTTCTCGTCGCGGAACCGTTTGTCCGCCGTCACTTCCGCAACAGTCGGCGGGTTGTTGGTTCCCAGCCGCAGCCGATACTCCCGTTTCAGCTGTTCGTCGTTCGCCTCGTCATCCCGCTTCCGCGCCTGGAGGGCGTGTTGCTGATCGGTATAGGCGGCGTTAAAGATGCGACGCTCTTTTTGGACGACAGCTTGCCACACTCCCGGTGGCGCATTCGCAGGGATCTTTTGGGCATCGCGCTCGAGGGCGGCTACGAGGCCCGGCACCTCTGCGTCGGCTGGTTGCCCCGGATCACGCTCCGGTGCGCTGCGCATCAATTCTTGGAGGCGCGGACTTCCGACATTGACCTCGGGGGCGGCGGGCGCTGCTGTTGGAGGCGTTCCTGTTGGAGTAGGGGCAGGAGGTGCTCCAGTTGTGGGAGTGGGAGGTGTTCCGGGAGCAGTCGGCGTTGCTACCTTGGCGAGCGCCTCTTGTATAGCCTGCGCTTCCGCCTTCTGATCGCTAGAGTGTATCTTATCCGTTTGTGTTTTGCGCTGCGGTCCCGCAAACACTACGCCTACGCCCGCATTTTGCTCTGCAATCTTTGCCAGTGCATCATTTACTCCGGCCAGCTTCGGGTGCGTTCCTACACCCATCAGTATGATACTGGCCGCCTTACGCTCCCGCAGCAGGGCTATTTGCGCCGGAATCGTCTCTTCAAGGAATTTTTTAGCTTCTGCAGGACTATTGGCGTTCGACACACCTGTTGATAGCGCCACTACCTTTCCAACGATCTTCTCGTCAGGTATATTTGGTAGTACTGTATCTAGTATCTTTTGGGAGTTCCACCCTGCGACAGCGGTATCTCCCTTGTTGTAGACATCTACCTGACCAGACTCCTGCCCTCCTCCACCAACACCTAATTTTGGTCGGATCTGATGTCCGGCTAAGCTGTCGCCAGCGTGTGTGATCTCAGCAGCAGGTATTGCTGTTCTTGGAGCGCCGGGTGGGGTAAGGGTTCCTGGCGCGGGAGGTGCAGTGGTTGTCGGAGTTGGTGCCTCGCTACCGGCGCTGGGCGCTGGTTGGGTCGGAGCAGTCGATGATCCCGAAGGGGGATTTTGCATGAATTGACGGGTAGTGTTGAGGCGTCTACCTGCTTGATCGCCTGGACCACGCTTCGGGCGCTCGAACTGGAATTGCAGCTCCGTCAATTCTTCAGGTGTCTTCGCAGAATTAACCTTTGCTCCTTCTGGCCTACTCCGCAATTCGTTGAGAGCAAATTCTATTTGCTGCGCCGCCGTAGGATTTGGGCCATATTTGTCTCGCATAGCAGCCAAACGAGAGCCGTTGTGCCCATAGAGGCCGTAACCGATCCCACCATCATGCGTTTTGGTATGGCTAAAACCTGACTCGGCATCAGCCGCGCTTGTCAGCAGTGCCGCCTCATTTGGGCTCGCGCCGAGCTGAACTGCGGTGCTATAATGATCTGCTGCGCTTTGGAGCGCCCCGCCGCGCACCAATCCCGGCCCCGGCAACTTCTCCGAGTACCGCGACACATCCTTACCAGCCACAATATCGTCGGCCATCTGCTTAGTGACCGCCGCATTCGCTCTTGCAAGCAGCTCTGGGTGGTGCGTAGTGAGGATGTCTCCATTCAGATTGATGAACTCCCGCGCTTGAAGCGGGTCCGTTGCGAGCAACGCTTCGGCTTTCTCCTTCGCCAGCAGGGAACGTCTTGTCACCACCTCTGCGTCGATGTCGGCCTTCGGCAGTCCCTTATCCGCACCTTGTTTTCTTATAAGTGCCTCGTCGTTGGCCAGCGATTCTTTGAACCGTGCCATATCGCCGCTGTTCGCGGCCCGCGAGGCATCAGCTCCACTCAGCGTCTTCAATCCTTTATCGGTTTGGTCTCGCCACCTCGTCATCTCCTGGTCATACTTCCGCCCCATGTCCGTCAGGATATAGTTTCGGAACCGCTGTATCTCGTTGTCGAAGTGGCTTACCGCGTACTGATCGCCCAGATTGGCTCGCGCCCCACTAATAATGGCCTCAATTTGCTTGCGGCGAACGGGCATCTCACGCATCGCGTGCTCGCCCTCAAGCCCAATATACCCACGATCCCCAGGCACATCGGGATCGCCGTACATCAGCTTATTCACCTCAATCTGTGTCTTGAGGCTTTGGTCGGCGGCAGCCGTCTCCCGGTAGAACTTGTAAGTGTTCTCGAAGGCACCAGCCGCCTTCTCGAGACTTTGGCCGAAGCGTGACGTAGCATCAGCGGTGAGGCCACCGAACGCCTCAGGGGTGGCACGGATATCCTGTTTGACTTCCGGTGCGGCAGGGAATGCTTCGATGCTAGGCGCGACGGGAGTATTGTAACCGCTGGCAGGAAGTACCGGCACAAATCACCTCAAGTCGGATATGGTTTGGCGGGCGTTGTATAGCGAGTCCACTTGTCCGCGAAGCTCGATGCCCCACTCAATAACGATCCCGCCGCGGTCAAGTATCCAGCGCTCGTCGCATCGCTCGCCTTGCGCTCATCCAGCGTCGCTTGTGCCTCGTAATCGGTCGCCTGAGCTTGATACTGGCGGGCGCGCAGGGCGGCGTTCTGGGCAATGTTCGCTGTATCCAGGCGCAGAACGTTCTCTGCACCCTCGCGCACATCAACCAACGAAGGACTATCGAGCGACAGTCCGCTTGCACTTTGCGCCGCCCTGATCTGGCCCATCGTGGCTCGGTTCTTGAACCCTTGAGATTGTGCCGCTGTTTCCCCCGCCTGCGAGGCATACTCCGCGTTCTGCATCGCAGATATGGCGTTGTTACGCGCCACTTGTGCCTGATACTTAGCCGCGCTCGATGCGGCTGAGCCTTGGCTAATGCCGCCGATGGTGCTTACCAGAGTACTAGCTGCCTGCGCACCAAGCATTACCTCAGGACCCATACCACCATCCCCACCATAATCACGACTAGCAGCACAACCACCCCAAGCGTGAGGGCATTAAGCCACTTACCCGTCATTGCGCAGCACGAACATAAGGTGGCGCTCGTGCGGAGTTATCTCTGCCCCACACCACCGGAGCCAGCGCTGCGACGCCTTGTAATCCACCTCGATCTCCCCGTAGAGCACTCGGTAGCGTTGTCGCATCAGCTTTAAAGCGGCCCGCGAGTATCTCAGGAAGTGTATAGGGTAATCTTCAATAACGGAGGTACCAAGCATCCATATGTACGCACTGTTGTCGAGAAGTTGGGCCGCCCGCAGTCCCCATATAACCGCTGGAATACCTTCGGCGACGCCCACATAGTTCGATATACTCGTTGACATTGCCTCGTTAATTACCTCGACCGGATTGCCCTGCCGTGCCAAGTTGAGGCGATCCCGTTCCCGCAGGTAGGGCACTATTGCGAGGGCATCGTGACGCTCTGCGTTCCTGAAGGTGATGTTCACATCACATCTCCTTGAGCCAGTTCTGGTATGATGCTGATAACAGTGGCAGGGTATGGATCATCCTGCTGTACGCACACCCACCCTCCAATCGAGAAGACCTGATCTAACCAAATCCTTTGATCGCCGCTGTAGAGGCCAAGTGCCCAATATGGCAGGAGTGGCTGCTCATCGGTTGATGATGTGCCCTGCATCCACGGCTGTAGGGAGGTAAAAGATGGGCCATACTTGAGGCCTTGAGTGTTGCGTACGCGGATCGAGGCCGCGGCGACCTTCTTTCGCTTACCCTGTATAGTAGATGCCTCTGGCGTCTCGATGTATAGCGGCTGCAACTGCGCCTGATACCGATATCCCACCACCACCTGCGATCCCGGAGTTGTAAGGGTGATTGCGCCGCCCGCCACCGTGAACGGACCCTGCACCACGCCATCCACCAGCGCGTAGACGGTGGTGCCCTCCATATGGCCGAGCCCGGTCACGACGCTCAGCACCGGGTCCAGGCGCCACAGACCCGGATACAGCGACTGCGCAAAGAACGGCCGCGCCGGGTCGATGGCGATCCGCACCTGGGTCGGGCTGTCGTACTGCACGATCGTGCCGCGCGAGTTGACCGCGTGGACGTGATAGCCGACATGGCCCAGCGCGAAGATCGCGGCCGAGGCTATCGCGATCTGCGTCCCGGTCTGTCCTCCAATGTCCAGCTGCGCCGCCGGATAGTTCGAGGCGATCGACAGCGCCCCATCTAGTTGCCAAGCATCGCTGGCCTGGAAAAGCTGCTGCTGCGCCTGCCGCTCGATCCAGCGCGAGCCAAAGCGCTGCACCGAGAAATAGACCGCGTTGACCTCGCCCTCCTGGATCGTGGTGATCGACTCGACGATGCCGTTAGGAGTGTCGTGCCGTGCCCAACCGGCAATTTCCTGGTCTTTGACGTAAGTAAGGGATAGAAGGGTTCCTGTGTCAAGCACTACCCACGCCACCTTACTCGGACTATCTGCGTAAGCCCAATCTAAAACGCGCGCCTCGTTGAAGAAGTGATTGGACAGGATCGTTATATCCTTACCCGCGTATATGTTGGCGTAGAAGTTGTAGGTCAGTTCGTTGATGGTGCCCTCAGTACGAACATAGAGGATGTTGTGGTCGATTACAATCGGTTCGACGTCCGCTGCCCCGAACTGTGACTGTGGTACGATGACAGCGTTAGTTGGTGTAATCGCGACAGGATTTCCAGCAGCAGCACTGCCTCCCGTAAGCTGGACAACGTGAGAGTTAGTGCCGATCAAGAGGCCGCCCGGCAGCGAGTGAAGCCAAAAGATGCGTGATACCTGCTGATCGAAGATATCAAGTCGGAAGGCATCGCCATCAGTAGTTGGGTTGCTGGTGCGGAAGTCGTCGGGCGCACCAGGACGCGAGGCGGCCAACGAGATCGGCTTCTCATCGCTTGAAGCGTAGATGAGGCGCTGTTGGAAGATACCGACCGCAGCAGGATCAAGGCCAGTCGAGGGACCGACTGTGAAGGTGGCAGTGAACCCTGTCCCAGCGCCCGTAGCGGTTGCGGTCGGTGCGGTATAGCCGCTACCAGGATTGGCAATGTAGAGGCCAACAATGCCGCCAGCCACTCCCGCCTTATTTGTATCAAGGATAGGATACACTACCGCCCCTGATCCAGAGGTATCATTGACGGTGATTAGAGTGCTCTCGGGTATGTAGCCGGTTCCTGGCGCGGTGATCGTGTAACCTGTGAGGGCACCGGGCGCGAAGGGATCGGCCGCCTGGATCGGTGCCTGTGCAAAATCGGGGACGATGTTCGAGTCGGTAAAGCTGGTTCCGTAGGAGTAGCCCAAGAACCCGAATTGCTCCGAAGGCGCAGGAACCCGGTTTCCGTGCGCTGGCATCGCCTTCCACACCTTGTAGTGCTGCGCACCACCTACAGGATGCCACAGTACCGTAACAGTTCCAGCCGTAACCGCGATGTTGATCCCAGCATCGCTCAGAACAGGGATGCTCGGTAGACTTTCGGCGCCATCCACATTTACCGCAGAGACCGCATACATATAGCGCGTCTCAACCGCAGGGGCTGGTGTCACACCAGTTGGAGCAGCACTCACAACCGCTGAGATCATCGTCGGGGCTGCGATGTCCGGCACCGAGGTCACAGGGGCAAGAGTCCAGTTGTCGTCGGCAAGTCGCGACAGCTTCTGGCGCGGGTGTCCACGACAGGTAAGCCACATGACATCGGCCATCTGCACATAATGGATGCCACGCAGGTCTTCCTCGTCGTAGGGTGTAAACACCTCGTAAGATACGCCACCTGATTGAATAAACCCAGCATTCGATCCGTTTGGATAAGAAGCAGTTCCAGGGTTCTTAATAAAACGGATGTGGCCGGCGCTGAACACCAGCACATAGCTCTGGCCAACATCCGGCGAGAACTGGAACGGGATCAGCCTAGCGTAGCCAGACGTAGCTGGGTAGCCGATGAATTGAGTACCAGGCCGAATCGTGGCCCCGCCGCGAGGATCAACGTAGAAATTCCGTAGTACGGCGCAGCCGCTGCCGTACTTCTGTATGTCCTGCCGTCCGTAGAAACCCGGAGAGACCTCGCCAGTAGCGAAGGAGTGTTGTGCTAGGCTGATTGGGGCTTCACGATCAGGCACCTAGTACACGCCTCCAGCGTCCTCGACAAACGGAAAATTAGACCAGCCGCTTCCGTACCATCCTCCACGCCATCCATGCGAAGTCCTAACCCTGATCCAATCTGGGGTGTGATCAGTGATGGTCCATCCCTCGTTGCCGTCGCGCACTCTTGCCTCAATCAGCGAATCCCGTGCAATAGCCAACTGTTCGCTGCGGATGGCGCGCGCTTGCACCTTATCCTCGATTACTGCCATTGCGAGGCGGGCCGAGAGGGCCGCAACGAATGCCTGCCGAAACACGGCATCCCAGGCGTCCGGGTACATCACCAGCCCGGTGTAGACTAATATTGCACCGAGTTCGTTAGTGGCAATAACCTTTGTGGACTCAGGATTGTGCCCTTCAGTTCTATCCCAATCACTCGCGATATCGTTAACCAGCGGTGCGTCGGTCACAATGAATGGGGATGGACGCGCCCACGCCGGAGCAGCGGCCAACGGCGCACCGCTCGCATCCAGCGCATACGCATCCAGCCCAAGCACCCATCTCGCGTGTACGCAATCGTTAGGCCACTCGTACATGTATGCCCAGTGCAGCGGCACACTGCGATTGGCATGGTACTGACCGCTCGCGTCGCCGCGCATGTCGATCTGGCGTTGCCGTCGGGCGAAGTTCCATGGGGCCGCAGCAAACATCGCACGAAGCATTGGGTCATAGGCTCGCCGCGCCACATTGCTTGTACGCGAGCCCTCGTACAGATCGCCAATCTCCTCGACGCCGATCTGATCCAGGGCCTCGTTAACGATATCTTCAGGCTGCGTTGGCATCGCGCCTCCCTTCCGGTTGGGGCGGTTTGTTCTGGTTGCCGAAGAGACGCTCGAACTTCTTCGCCAGCGTTATTATCATTAGCTCGATGAAATCCTCGTACCAGATATCCGGGTCATGGGTATGGGCAATGCAGGTAAGGATCGGCGCCGGGTCGTTGCCCAGCAACACGTAGGTCTGATCTTCACCGGTCTTTACTCGGAAGCGCATGGGGCGCGGTCGCCAAACCGGCAGCGTGTGCGGCCTCGGTTTGAGGGCCAACGGCACCAGGCAAGCTTCCGGCTGCGCATACTCGTAGAGCCACGGCAGATCCGGGTACTTCCCGGCTATCCACGGTGTTTGCTCGTCGTAATAAGGCGGGGCAGTCTTGATTACGGTTAGCGGTATATCCTCGCGCGCCCAGTCCGGTTGCGTCCGCACCAGCAAGGCATCGCGGGTTTCGCTCCACATATCCCGCGCCACAACCGCCTCGGGTGAGCCGTCCCAAAACGATGCGATGCGCTGCTCGTGCCCGATGATCTCGAGCGCGTTATTGACTACGTCTTCCGGCTTCATCTTGCTTTTCCCCACCACCGCCGCCGACCAGCGCCCGAGCTAGCTTCTCGGCGAGGGACTGGATGACGACGTGCGTAAAGTCAGGCGGCCATATGCCGGGGTCCGTGACACGCCAGGTCACGGCTGCCATTGCCGGTGAGAAGCTGGTCAGGATGCCGTGTTGCCCTTCTTGGATGCCGTCGTGTACCTCGAGCCACCGTGTCGGGGTCGGGTCCAGCGCATCATCCAGCGTAAGGGTGGATGGGAAGACATCGAGCAATCGGATCGCCTGCAGCGGCCACTTGTACCGATAGAGCCACGGGTACGGAGGAGGCCCTGTCACCAATTCGAGGGTGGCGAAGTCTCGTGCAAACGGCCACGGCTTTGCTGCAAGGACCTCGTCCCGCGTCTCGGCATAGGCATTGAGCGCGACCCGTGCCGCTGGCGACCCGTCCCAGATCGAGCCGACGTGGCGCTTGTAGCCGATCAGATCGAGCGACTGGTTGACGATGCTCTCGATCGACATCTCACATATCCCGCAGCTTGCCGATACCGGCGAAGCCCAATGCCTCGTCCAATTTCACCTTGCTGGCCTCGATCCGGTTTTCCAGTGCAAAGGCCAGCGCCGATGCGAGCATCCGCACAAAGGACTGACGAAAGATCGGGTCCCAGACGTCTTCGATAGCCACTCGCGTATAGTGGAGCGCGTTCATCTCGACGCGGGTATTGATCTGCCGCACGGCGAACGTGTTGGAGATCGACCACTCCACCGGGCGCGGGTCGAGCGGATCATAGTCTACAGGAAACAATTGGCGGATACGCAGCGCGTCCAGCGGATAGGAATAAGCGTATATCCACGGTTGCGCGGCTGTGCCTACATTGGTTATCCCAGTCGCCACAAACGAGAAATCCCAATCGCCATCGGTCAGCAGAAAGTCGCGGATCGGGGCGTAGAGGAGGTTGATGTAGGTCGCCTCGGCGCTGCCGTCGGTCAGCGATGTGATCTTCGACCGCGTACCGATCTGGGCCAGCGCCTCTTTGGCGACATCGAGCTGTGTAGCCATTACTTCTCCTTGCAGGGATCACCGCACAGCCGTTTCAGTTCTTCGATGCGCGCCTCGTAGTAGGCTGACAGCGTCTCCAGCCCGGCGCCCATCTGCTGATAGGCGAGCACGGCGTTGCGCACCGCTGGCGCTACAGGCTTGGCCTCTTGCGCGTATGCCGCGCCGGCCACCAGCACCAGCCCTACGACGATCCACCGCATCAGTTCGGAACTCGCAGAACCTTGAACCCCGGCCCGGCACTGTCCGCGGCGCCCAGCGTCACCTGCTGAAGAGCGGCGCCGCTGGCATTATTCACTTGCAGCACCATTCCAGTTGAACCGGGACCGGCGATAGGCTGAAACACTGCGAAAGTTTGGAGCCCGTCCACGCTCTGAAACTGGTGCAGTGCGTTGCGGTAGACAGTGTTGGCGGGCGTTCCGCACATCCTCATGCTTGGCCCTGTCCCATTGACCACGTTCATGCAGGTGGCGGCGAAGGTCGCGAGGGTCGTCCCGGCAAGCTGGTACGACAGTGATGCATCGACGTGCTGCGCCCGGATGCCGCCGGTGCCAGGGGTCGGGCTGTCGATGAAGTTGAGGAAGTGGTCCTGCAATAGCTGCACCGCCATGAAGATCGGCGCCGCCCCGCTGTTGCCTTTCCATGTCAGATACTGGCTGTCGCTCGCCCCGGTCGTGTTCAGTGCGCCGACCGTGATGCCGGTCTGTGCCGCCCCGTCGTCGGTCTGAAAGCCTACCAGCCAGGGCACATTCAGCCCGATGCCGAAATGTTTGACCTTGACGGCATAGGAGCCGTTGGCCGGGATGCTCTCGCTGTCGCCGGTAACGAAAAGCCCGACCGCCTGTCCGACCGGCGTCGTCGTCCCGGTCTTGCGCTGATTGAGGTCGATCTCGGCTCCGACGATCGTCCCGGTACTGAACCCGGACCCGTATGGGCAATTGACCGCCGCGCAGTTGGCCGCGATCACGTTCAACCCGAACGAGGCGCCGCCGTTGTTGGCGGTCTGCCCGGCAAACCCGAACAGCGAGGCGACGCTCGACTCCGTTGTCGGGTTGGCGTTGGTGATGTAGGAGCTGATCCCGGTATTGGGCCACGGTGCGTTGGTGGCGCTGGCCGGCACCGCGACCATCACCGACATCCCCTGCACCACAGGGCTTGGGATCTGGCTGGCCTCGGGGAAGCCGCCGACATTCATCTTGCCGACATTGGTCAGTGAGGGGCTTGCGGGATAGGCGATGTGCGTATCCCGGATCAGCTTGCCGGTGGTGCCGTTGAAGACCGCAATGCCGCCGTCGATTGAGGCTGACGGACCCGAGGTGTCACCGTTCCCCGCGCCAGGGATCGGGTAGGTCGTGCCGTTGATCTCGAGCGACAGCCCGCCTGCCGGTGTCTTGGTCCCGCCGTAGACGATCTTGCCGTTCGCGGCGTCCAGGCAGAGCTTGTAATATCCGTCCGTCGCGTCGGTCGGCGCGCTGTAGTCGCAGCGGCCCCCGACCACCGCATCGCCGGTCGTGACGATCTGCCCCGAGGGCGCTCCATGCACGGTCGCACCCTGGCGCGCGCGGTTGTTGCCACGGAACATCACCGGCGCGTTCTGGAGGACGGTGCCCTCCTGAGTGATCGCGTTTTGCGCCGCAAGCGGCCACGGCGCGCACAGGGCCAGTGCGACGGCGAGAACCCTCCTCATGGGCGCGATGTCGGTACGAGTTCGCCAAATGGCGTGGCGATAGTGAACTCCTCGCCGCCCTCCATGACCAGATCGCTCCAGCCTGGATCGTCTCCGCATGGCGATGCTTCCTGTATGTAGCGGATCGCAATGGCAATCGGCTCGGCGTCCACTACGCCAGTCACAACGCGGTGGGTAAGGATGAACTCGTCTGTTGAAAGGGGCATGTCACGGAGCCTGTCCAAAGATTTGAGCGGTAGCTGAGGCGGTAAGTGTGGCGCAGCCGGTCGTGCTGAAGGTGGCCAGGACGCCGGCTGTGAACGACATCGGCGAGTTCCACTGTTTGTCGATCAAGCCATTCGCAGCCACTGGAGCGCACCACATCAGGCAGGGGCGAGCCGTTGCCGGTCCCGTACACGCCGTCAAAGCACCGTTCGCCGGCAAGCTGGCCGCGTCGAGCACCAGCACGAACCCGGCGCTGGCCCCGGCAACCACGGTCAGCGATGCCAAAGCCTTGCTCGGGCTATTGAACAAGAAGTTCGACGCGCTCGCCGGGCTAACCTGCTGGTCGATCTCCACTTGATTGAGGGGAGCAACGAAGGTCTGCGCCTCGCTGTCGAGCGACCCACCCAGCACCAAGGCCGCAGCCAGCACGATGTGGCGCATCACGATTTGTCCTCAACCAAATGCGGCCCTTTCTGTGGACGAGGTACGCCAGGAAAACCAGGGAGGTAGCGGTCGTCGTAATCGTCTCTTCCACCTGTCAACTGTGCCAACACGACTGGAAGCTGGTCGATAGGGTTCATTGAGGCGTGATTGCGGGATAGCCGTTCCCGCTCTACATTCAACATCGCCTCCGCTTCCGCGTCCAGCGGTAGCATCTCAAGGGTTGCATGGACCACTGGATAGGGGGTGCCGTCGCCAACGAGCGTGCCACGCTCATCACCAAGATGCTCCGTTTCCTTATCTCCGAGCAAAAGAACATCGGCTTTGAGGTCGGTATTCCGCAACTGGTGTGCCGCAAGCAATCTAAACTTTGCCATCGTATCCTCCAAATCGAGTCCGCCCCGCTAGGGACAGGAAACGGGACGGACTCTACCCGCAGGCTGGGAAGTTAGCCTTTGGGGTATTGCTCCTCGTTCGGTTTGGTCGGCCTCACTTCGTCCTTGTCAGGTGCCTTGGGCGTCGCCGGGCCGGGTGCTGGGGCCGTTTGTCCGCTTCGCGTCGTAGAGGCTGCGGAGGTGTGCGAGGGTTGGCGTGCTGCACCCGGCGGCGAGGTCACGGGTGCCCTTGGAGGGATGGTGGGTGCCATCCCGGCTTCGCCTCGCTTCCCGTCCTTGAACTCCTTCTCCCACTCGCGCTCCGCTTTCTGTTGCGGCGACACTGGCTCCGAGCCCTCGTCGAGTTTCCTTTGCTCCTCGGCCTGCTGTTCGTGTGCCTCCCGCGCAGCCTCCGATTGGCCGCGTTCCCAGCTTGGGCCTTGTCCATAGAGCCGCTGATGCACCTCGCGTACCTTGTCGCGCGAGGCGTCGTCGAGACCCTCCATCTGCGTGGTCGGCTCCATCTCCTTCCCGTCGATGTCTTTCCACGGAACGTCGGTGTCGTCGCCCACTTCGGTGCCTGCATCTATCATCTGGCCGTCAGCCAGTACATGCGGTCCCAACAAGCGGTACTTCATGGGGAGTTCTCCTTAGTTTGGAACTATGATACCTGGCGGATAGCCCACATAATCCGCGCGATCAAGGACCAGTGCGGCATAGATGCCGCCGGCCCCATGCGTACCGGCACTAACATACTGGAGACGGTAGAAACGCGGCAACGGTGCCCCTGGCGGCGGACGCGGAACGTCCATCGGCAGCAGGTAGCGGCCCGCAATCAAATCGGCCTCGAGTACTGCCGCCGACTCAGCATAGGTCGTGAAAGTGCCGGGTGTACCGGAACCGGAGTCGGGTGCGCCCTGGAACTGGACCTGCAAGCTGGTCCCACCTGTAAGTGCCGTCTTGACCACACAAAGAAGCTTGAGGGCCGGATCATCCCCGATGCCCATATCGCGGGCATTAACGAGGTCGATCACGTTCGTGGACTGTTGGGTACCAGTAGTCGGAAGGTCTACCGACCCAGCCGTTCCCGCCGTCCCTGAAAACTGTAGTGCGCCATCAATAATCATCTTACGACTCCTTAAACAACTCGTGCTTCAGTCGATAGGATGGCATCCACCGTCCTGATTGGGATGCCTCGGAACATTGTCACGACGCGCCCCTGGAACTCTTGCAACGACAACAGAACATTAGTTTTGTTCATCGCCTGGAGATCCAGATACGTCCGCACCACACGGTTGCAGTAGATCGCGGTATTGCCCATCGACCCCTGAATTTGCGGCGAGTCCGAAGTCTGGATACCAGTTGCCGAGGGCGACGCAGTTGGGAGGCGATAGAGGCCCCGAACCATCCCGTTGATTAGGTTTGCCGCACTGGCACCGTTAAGGAGTGTCACGTCGATGTTAGCGAGGCGGACATTGTAGCGCCAGTCCCTCACCGCCAGGCCGATCTCCCACTTGAAGTGATCCCTATAAGCCTGATAAGTGTTGCCAGCAGCATCCTGTACAGGCCACTCACCCATATCGCGGTGCTGTAGACCGGTTATCTTGCCTTTAGGGAAAATACCATGAGTGGTATTGGCACCCCAGGTCACGATCCACATAGAGGTGTTTGTGCCACCAGTCCCGCCCATGTCCACCACGTTCGCGGCACTCTGTGCATTCGCAGCCGTCACCGTTGAGTACCGTGGTGCAAACCCCGTAAAGCGTTCCGGATTAACTGCCTGATTACCGTAAATAATCGTCGAGGCGATCTGCTGGTTCATGCCTTCCAGAAACGCGACCACCTCACTTGCCCTAAACTCGCTCGAGTTCCCGTTAAGGTCTGCGATGTCCTTATCGACAAGGGCATACGCCTCAAGATTTCCACAGGTGTCGATGATCGGCGCTGTGGTCGATTTCGAGTTTGGGACACCGTAGTTGAGCAAACGCCATGTTGCGGTAGGCAAGCCAGTCCTCACGGTCGTTTTGTGGCCCGTAGGCAGGTTTCCTTGCAACGTGAGCATATCAAGCAGGATCTCGTTGGTTTGCGAGAGCAACTCGATGATCGTACCGATGCGGTAGCCATCCTCGACCCGTTTCGCCCAATCAGCGTAGGTTAGGACGGTTGTTCCAAGTGTTGCCATGTATCAAATCCTCATTGAAGTCGTGGTCCGCCAGTGTGTGGCCCGCTTGGACCATAAATGGCTTCGCCAAGTGTTACGGGCTGTCTCGTCGCCGCCGCCGGTGTCCCGCGAACCGGACCACCTTCAGATAAGGCTTTAGCCCATCTCGCTAAGGTCCGCACAATCGCTGGATGGTTTCCCGCGCCGGTAAACGCTAACGCCTCGCGAAACTTCGGATCTGACAACTCAGGATCGCTTGCAACCTTGGAAAATGTCTGCAAGACTTCTGAGAGCTTGTCGCCCCCGATTTCCTTGTCGGCCCGTACCTCCGCTTGCCAGTCCGCATTCTGCTTGTCCCAACTCGCTTGTAGCTTTTGGTTGGCAGTTTGGACCTGCTTCGCGGCCAGATCGACCAGGGTTTGTGCTACAGGGCCGGTCAAGCCGTGCTCCTTTGCAACGTTCGCGAAATCTCCGAAGAGGGCATCGTCCCGCGACAACCCCTCGGGAATAGTGATTTTCTCGATATCGAATGGCTCCGGCGCCGCAGGTGCCTCAGTACCGAGTACAGATGGCTCAGGCGCCGCTGTCGTCGTCTCCGTGATCTCCGTCGGAGTCGTCAGTACCGAAGCCTCGGGTGCCGATTGCGCCTGGTCGCTCAACTTCCATCTCCTTCAACATCTTGAGGTACATATCGTGATTAGCCTGCATGGCTTCGGCCTGCAGCCGCAGGCCAATGAAGCGCGAACCCTCACGGAATGCCAAACTGAGGGCGTTGGATACGCCAGCCGTTGTCCACACCCCGCATTCCATCATGAGCTGGTACATCCATCGGCGCCCGGCAGGTTCGCCTAAAAAACGCCCCAATGCCTGCATCTCCGCGACGCGCTCCGGAGTGAACTTGGTCTTAGCCACCGCCGCCACCTCCCAGCATCAGTTGGAGGGCATTCGCTCCACCACCCACATCCGTCTCCGACAGTGTTTTGGCCCCTTGAGCTGCTGTGGAAGCCATCTCGGCGGCTTGTGCGGCCTGTTGTTGTGTGGCACGGGCCTCGCGAGCCGCTGCCGCATCCTCGTCGCCCACGACGATCTTCGGCGAGACGCCCAACGCCGCTGCATACTCATCTATTGTCTGATCCGGGTTCAATTTATCGAGGATATTTGGGATCACCGCGGCCAGATTACCTGCAAAGCCCCACAGCTTCTCGATCCCAGCAGTGGCAATGCCCTTCTGGGCCATCGCCAACATCGAGATGTAGTCTACCTGGATATTGGTTGGGGCGCCTCTGAGCGAGGCGGGCGGGGGAGGTAGGAGTTGGCCGCGCCACATAATGCCCCACACTCGATCTATCCCGTTTCCGAGTCCCTCATGGGCCGACTCAATCCTTTCCAGTACCGGCCCCAACAACACTAGCTTCTCTTCGCGGCGCGCGTCGATCTCGGTCGCCGTCCGCACCGTCTGGAGGTCAGTAATTCCTGTGAACAGGTCATTATGGAACGTGATCTTGATCCGCTGCTGGACTTCGCGGATGTCCTGCATCATCTCAGCGATGGGAGGCATGATCGTGTAGATAGGACGTGCGCCCTCCCGATCCCGGCCCAGCCCTGATACGTAGGTCATCCCGCCCGGCAAGAGGGACATTGGCTGGTTTTTGAGTTGGACATCAGCCAGCATGGGAGGGTTTACCATCTTGTCGATGGCCTGAGCCTTACGCAGCGTCTCTTTCTGGAGCTGCTTAATGTCGCCCAGCGCGTCCATCCCTGGCGAGCGCCCATATGGGTCGTTGCTCTGCACATCCCAGCGCGGAGTCATGCAGGGCCAATCGTAAAAGCCCCGGCTCCGGAGAAGAGTGTTGTTGGGCGAGCCGATCTCCCAATAAATCTCACGAAACGGGAATTTCTTTGGGACCAGATCGAAATCGCCAGTATTGCGCTCGATGATGTGGCCGATGCGCTTCTCTTGCGACTTCAGCGATCCCTGCTCATAGCCGCGCCGCACCTCCGGAGATACCTTCTCTTCCCCGAACTCCTCGACCATCTGCCCATAGGTCAGGACAAATTCGCGGGCAACGGTCCCGACCTCGAGGTTGTTGTTAAGGTCGAAGAAGAACTCGCCCAAACAGGGGTTGAAACAGTGGATTATGTTGTCGTAATTCTCGTAGATAATGATGCAGGCTGAGCCGAACACTACCAAGTCGAAGTACATTATTGCCATCGACTGATAGAAGTTAGATGCTTGGAACACCGTCAACATGCGGCGTTCGCAATCACTTAACCAGCTTTGGACCTCGTAATCTTCCTCGTAGCCCTCGATACGCAGTTTGAACCATGGCCGGGTCGGGCTGGTGATCCCGTTCATCATCCCGCTCGCAAGCGTCCTCGCAGCGAGGGTACCGGTAGAGTCGATAATGTTGGTGTTTATGTCGGCACCGCGCGACCTATCGTTAGCGGAGATGAGCCACTTGTACCGTCTCGGTAGGATGTAGCTCGATAGGTCACGCCAGTGTAAATACCAAGTCGTCCGCACAGTGCGAAGCGACTCTATCCGCTCTTGTGCGTATTTACGGTATGCTTCGCTCATTGTCCTAACAGGACTTTGTTGCGAACTGTACCACCGCTCGAACCTAGCGGCCCGGTCAGGATCGTATCACTGAGCGTACCGAAGCGGCCGATGTTAGTATTCGGTCGTACACTCGCCTGCGAGGCATAAGTCGGTGGACTGGCCGGCGGCGGCGGCGGGTCCGGTGGTCGGGCAGAACCTCCCCCTCCTCCAAACATATCACCCTCCCCTTCGCACAACCGCCCAAGTCGGGTCTTCGTGCCACGGGATCGCTATCCCGCTCTCCAGCGTCTTCGCCGCAATCGTCTCCTCGCAGCGGGTCCAGGCGTTTTCGCCGCCGGGCTGGTCAACCACAAACGACAGCGCAGTTCGCGCCTCGTTGTAGTAGTTTGTTCCCATTCCCCAGTAGGTTATTTCGATCTCTCCATTCAGCCGGCCGCTTTGTTTCTGCGCCGACCAGCCGGTCAATGCTTCCTCCCACGAGATGAACCATGTAGCGCCGGCGCCCGCTTTCTTAAGGTCAGGTACGACGTATTGTCCTACCAGTTGCGGTGGGTATCCCGTTGTACCGAACTGGCCGATGACGTGCGGCGCTGCCCACTCCAACAAAGCATCGACCGGGAAACCAAGCTCGCGGCCCCGCCCAAGAGCGGCGATGACGAACATGTTCATCCAGTGCCCGTTGGCGCTATAAGCAATCGCAGTGTTGTAGTAAGCCGGGTCGGTGGCGTAGTAACCAGCCGCTCCCGCCCACCACCGGCAAGGCGGCAACCCGTACCCGCTCCAGCCGTCCCCGGTTGTGCCTATAGCGGAAGCGCCGAACACATGCTGGGCGGTCCCGGCGAACTCGGTCGTATTTATGTGGCGCTGACCTTCGTCCTTTGCGACGGCCTCGTCGACCATCAGCTCGAACGTCGGACGCAGCGGGTCTGTGTCGGGCAACAGGGCGGCGGCATTGAAAAGTGTCCGGTACATCCAACCCATTGCGCGCGGCTGACCATCACCGTAGCAGGTCATGTGATTGTAGTTCCGGTAGCCTGGATTGCCCCACAGCGAATTGCACCCTTGCCACATTTCGAGGCTGTCGAGAAAGAACGGATCGCCGGTCATCAAGTATGGCACCGAGAACGGGTCGGGGTGATGCGCGATGTCCGACAGCCAATCGTTCGCGACGCCGGGGTTGATTATAACGACATCATCCTCTGCTGTCGGCGTGAAGCGGGTGTCGAGAAACCCGTAGGTGCCACGGGTGTGGCAGTGGATGGTCCGCCCGAGATTAGCTTTTGTTGCGTCGCCCTCGCGTATGTTTCGCCGCCACCAGCCCGCCAACTCCGCTTGACCAAGCATCACCTCGCGGTCGCGATAGTCGCCGCTCAACAAGGCGGAAACATTCCACGACGGGTTTAACCCTATATCCAGTCTTCCGCCCGTGGTTGGCATCCACGGCTGCCATATNCCCGGCGCTCCGATAGAACGATCTCTAGTTAGCCANTTTGCGTAATGAGTTTCCGACGTGCTCGATGGTATTACGACAGCCGNGTCGTAGTTAGGCACCAGCCCGGTCTGCGCAAGGTATGTGACATTGTGATACAGGTTGACCTTGGGTTCCGGTGCGCCGCCGTACCATGCTGTCCGTGACCATCGTGTAGCGGGCAGATGCTTGATATTGGGCTGGCTGTACACCCCTACCCCAGCCACCGTGAGGTCGAGGTTGTAGGTCTGCGCCTCCATCGCCTCGGTGTTGCCGATCTCGCCGACGAAGCGGGTGCAGACTTTGCCGAGGCCGGGCCACACGGTTACGACAAACCACGGGTGAAATGCCCGGTGGGTGCTCCATCCGATGTCGTAGATACGCGCCGCCGTGCGGTCGCCGCACACATAGGTCTGTGCAATCGGACCCGAGGTCCACAGCGAGTAGTTCCCGGTTTGCAGCATGTCCCGCGCACTGGCGAATACCACGGCGCTGTTCGCCGGGTTGGTCAACTCGATCGTGGCGTCGTAGTCCATGACCGCCCCCCCGCCGGACGGTGTGTTGTCGCTGCTGGTCATATTGGCGAACTGTACGGTGGTCGGGACGTCGGGCGGCAGCGACGGCACTACGGTTGCCAGGATGGCGAATTTCACCGACCCGTCGGGCCAGCGGTTTTTGACATCGCACTGCGTCGGCACCAATCCGCCGTCGAGGACGATCTCCGCGTAGTTAGGGATCTCGCCCTGCACGAACGCGCGGGCGAACTGAAGCGGGTAATCGTTGACGGTTGCGCCCGACACGTTGGTCAGGGTCATCGTGTTGTCGGCATCAGGCTCCGGCACCGGTTCCGGCTCCGGTTCCGGCTCACCGGCTCCGAAGGCACTCAACACCTGTGGCGAGTGCAGCGCCTCATTGCCCTGCTCAGCGATGACGGTGATGTAGTATTGGCCGGGCGATACCTGTGTTGTCAGCATCAGCAACCCGTCCGCGACACCAAACAGGTTCGCGTCGATGCCGCCGAGCGCCAGCGTACCACTGAAAGGTCCGCCCCGCGTCTCGACCAGCACACTCGCAACGACATCGCCCGCTTGCGCATCGGCTGGGAATCGGAGAGGTGTTACCGTGACATCGAGCAATACCTGTGGTTGGCTCGTTGGTGGCGGCGGCGGCGGCTTGCTACGGTTCATTTCGCGGCCTCATCCATCAATTGCTTCACGGTCTCGCATGGCTCCAGCACAGACAACAGTTTCCCGTCGCTGAGCCACACGATGCAGCGCGCTTCGCCTGTGACTAATTTGTTCTGTCCTGATGCCGGCGCCCGTGAGTGCATAGAGGTGATGTGCTCGGGTGCCACAATGACTGCGCCCCCATCGACCCGGTGCAGGATCACCAGGGACATCGCCGCGACGAGTGCCGGAGTCATGAGATCACGCTTACGGCGTACTGCCGCGCCGTCGCCGCGCTATCAACGCGGACCCATTCTTCGAGCGCAACCATCGTCGCGAGTGCCTGACAAGTGATAGTGCCGGTCGAAACCCAGTGCTCGATGGCAACCTGGGTCGTCTGGGCATCGGGGTTGGTGGTGACGAACTCCTCAACGGCGGTTTGGGTAACGAGGGCATCGGTCATGCTATGACTACAGCCCCAATGGTTGCGTTATTGACCGCCGCCGGTGTCCAAGCGGCCCCGGTAGCAGGGTCCGTCGTGTCGGTCCGCCACGCCCACAGCCACCCTGATGTCGTCAACACCACAGTTGGCGAGGCCACGGTCGTCGCTCCCGACTTGATCTGCGCTGCCAAGGTGCGAGTGCCGGCGTCGCTCTTTTGGGCCAGGGCGCGCGTCGTGACGGCGATCACTTGGGAGGGCGTCGAGGCAATCGAGCCGATGCCGTAGAAATCCGCCTGACCGGGCGTGGCGCTGAACACATAGTCGGTCAGGGCATTTTGCGTTGCCTCGTCGACACACGAGAAATTCGTCGCTCCGGTCGACCGCGAGAACTGCACC